TTCCACCAACTTTAGATGCTCTACCTGCAGTTGTTACTCTACCTGCAACTACTACCTTTGTATCAGGTCTTAATTTATGATTTTTACTATAAGTGTCAAATGCTGCCTGAGATGGAAAATCAATCTCTTGTAATGGAATGAGGTTTATTAAACGCATATTATTGTCTATTAATTGGATATAATTATATGATATAAATATAAAATTTTAACTTATAACCTCTAAATTGTTATAATTCTCTCCTTCTTCAACTTTAACCGGGAAACCGCCTTTCTCCATTATCTCTCTAATGTCGTTTAAAAGATTTTCTCTTTCAATAGGATGAGTGTCTATAAGAAAGGCATCATAGGTATAAAGTATCATTTTTGACATTTTCCCACTCAAATACTCCATGACCTCACCAATCTTCATATAATTGATTTCAGTCTCTAACGATTGTAGTAAGTAGTTGAATACCTTTTGTTCGTTTGCACTCTCAATTCTATCAAATGGTATTTCTCTTTTATATAAGAGTGTCGTAAGTTTTCCCGAAATGACGAACGATTGATATAATTTCTTAATGTATTTATCTACCAATTGAAAGAATGGAATTTCTCGTGCATTCTCATCTAATCCCCCATAAAGGTATGTAAAGGTTATTTTCTTTGCTGTCTCTATATCGCACCCATAAAGGTTTGCAAGGTGTTGGTGAGCCGTTGTACCCGTTGGAAACTCATACCCAACCATTTTCGCAATCAAACGAATGTGATAAGACTCATAGTCAAATTGAATCAATGTACCATGTGGATGACGACTTATAAACATTTCTCTCGTTCCATCACTTTTGTTTAAAGCAGAGTAGTTTACGTTAAGATGTCTATTGGATGGCCTTCCCGTCGTAGTGTATGGGTTATATTGTGTGTAGACGATATCATTCTTTCGCAGATATTGCTCGTTGAAGTTAAAACTATCAATAAATTTTTCTCTAACGACCTTTACCCCAGCCCCTTCCAACCTTCCCAATGTTTGGATTGCTGATGTATATTTTCTATTCCATTCGTTTCTTGTACTGATATTTGGGATTGTCTTTAAGATTTCATACCATTTCATTAAAGGTACACAATCATTTAACTCTTTAAAGTCGTTTCTATACCCCCTATAAACCGATTCTACGACCTCATTAAAGATAAATGGTTTCCCATTCTCTTCAAAGTAAACCCACTCATAATCCAATCCTATGGTGTTTAAATACCTATTGTCTAAAACTAATGTATTTACATGGACTATTTTGGATATATCAAACTTGTCTAATTTCTTTGCATCTATGTGATTCAAATTAATTATTCCATCACTTCCGTCACTTTGTCTATAATAAATAAACGATAAACGATTTCCCAACGGATGTGCTCTATGAGAACTCCATACAGGAATGATAAGGTCAATATTTACATTACCCTTTAAAAACAAAAGTAGGGTATGTTTATCTTCAATTAGATTCATACCCTACTAATATACTAAAAATATTTTGATTTACAAAATTTATTCTCCCCAATGCTTTTGTTTCATCTCATAGATGTCGATTGGTTCTCTTTTCATTTGATTTCCTGGATTGAAATATGCACCCTTCTTTAAATACCCACATAAGAAGTTTCTTCTCATTCTTGTAGTATCTCTATTTGGTTCACTACCATGTACAACATGTGAGTGTAATAATGCAACTTGTCCTTTTCTTAAATATCCTTCAATCTTTTTGAAATCATGTCCTTCTGGCATTACACAACTCTTACCTCTCTCACTTCTCCAGTTACCTGTATTTGTTTTCTTTCTTTCCTCATTATCTTCAATTGGTAATATAGGTAATCTATGTGAACCTTCATAATTCCAAACTGCTCCATTTTCAGGGTCGTGATTATCTAATGCTAATGCAGTGTTAATAATTTCATTATGTCCACATCCTGTATAAAATGCGTTTTGATGTTGGTCTCTACCTAATTCACCTTTTGGTTTATAATAACCCCAAGTTTGCATTCCGACTATATTACCTTCCATTAGAAATTCACATGCTTCCACAATTTTTGGATGTGAAAACATTTTTTCAACTTTTTCAGAAACTTTGTGTGGGTGCATGATTGGTTCAAACTCTTGCCATTTTTCAGGTTCGTTTGTATTTCTTTCCAATCTTAATCTATCTAATTCTTCGTTTAATTCATCAACCTCTTGTTCGGTTAATAATTCTAAAACTGTCCAACCTCTATATCTCCAATCAAAGGTCATTTGTTGTCTTTCCTCAAAGGATAAGTGTTTGTATTCTTTCATAACTAATTTGTTTTATATAATTAAATATAGTGAAAATTATTTTAATTACCAAATTTTTATATGATTTTTATCATTTATAAAATTGAAGTAAGTTTGGTAAATATAAACCTATGTTTTTTATTTTAAAAGATGTCATAGAAATTGAAGATTTGTTTGATTCTATTACCCCACTATCCAATAATTCACCAATACCATTATATATTTTTTCTTTTGGGCCGGTGATTCTCCAAGGCATATCGTCTGTTATCCAGTATGGATTGTCTTGTAATCTTTGAAAAATATCAAAATTTACTTCAAAAACAAAACCATTTGGGTCATTTGCTTTTTGAATAAAATATCTTGTAATCACACCCGTATCATAATTATCAGCTGATGGTATTGGTACTATTGTCTGTGGTATATCCAATGGAGGAAATGTTTTATTTTTTACTAAATCACTATACATATCATTTTTATTCAAATGTGAATCTATACGCTATCTCTAATATTGTTGTCCATCTATTTTCTTTAATACTATGTTTTACATTTAATACTTGAAAATATCCCTTTTGATTATAAATTTCAGGTACACCATCAATTAAAAAATATTCACCACAACTTATTCCGGCAATACCATCCATTGTTATTGTTGCTTCTAAAAATGTTAAACCAATCGTACCAGTTGGTGCTTTTGGTATTTTTGCTTGTATTAATGATGAATCTTTGTATATTAAATTATTTTTTTGTTCTGTTTTACCATTACTATTCATTTTAAATCTAACAATATTTTTTTTAAGAGCTTCTTCTGTATTTTTTATTTCTTTTTGGGCCTGTTTTTCTGCAGCTAATTTATCCTTTTCCTGTTCAGCTTTTGTTTTAGTAACGGGTGTTATTGTAGTGGCCTTATTAGAATCATTAATTTCTGAAGCTTCGTCTACTTCTTTTGCAAGTATTGGATTTAATGAATAATATCCATCTGCATTTTTTGCATATGAATAGTCTATATTTGCATATTTTGTTCTTAAATCTACAATTTCTTTAGTATTATCATTTTTATTTCCATTTTTATTAGAATTTAATATAAATCTACTATTATATAAAGCCTGTGCTTGCATCAAGTTATCTAATTCTAATTTAAATTCAAAATTTTCAATAATTGAACCAGATGCACCTATGTTTAATCTATATATGTTTTCTTTTTCTTTTTTTTGTGGGACGGGGTTTTCAATTTTTAATTTTTCATCAACTATTATTAAATTATTGTCACCTTCTTTATCTAATGCTTTTTGTAATCTTAAATAAGACATACCATACATATTGGCACTTATCAATGATAATATTGAATTTATTACATCAGCTTTAGTATATGATTTATTATATGAGTCTAAAAAAGAATCATAACTTATAAAAACATTTAATAAATTTCCAACATTTTTATATATCCTTCGTTCGTTGTCCTTATTCTTTCTATTATATATTGTAAATAATGCTGGTGTTTTTTCAGTTTCTTCTTCATTAGTTACATTAAATTGATATTTGTTCTTTTCACCTATTTTACATTCTAAGTTCTTTTTTTCGTTTATGTATATTACATTTTTTTTCTCTTTGGATATTTCTATTGAAGGTATCTCTCCAGGAAATAATAAAGAATCATTTGATGAAATTAAATATTTGCTAGAATTTACAGGAATTATATCTATTTTTTCTGAATTTTTGTCATTTTCATCTTTTAAATAATAATATTGGTCTGTATTTAGAACTTCTTTTTTAGTTAAAAATAAGTCTAAATTATTCAATAAATGTAGTATCAATCTAAATGAAATATATGGTGTTTTACTATACGTTTCATCTTTTGCATCGTTATTAATTAATCCCCAATTAAAAAAATCTTCATACCATTGATTTTTATTTAATTTATTCGTTAAGATATCTACTGGAAGATTAAAATCACTAACTAATTTTGCTACCCAACTTTTATAATCATCGGTTACTGGTGCTTTTTTTGTACTAGTAATGGCATATAATTTTCCCTGTTTAATTGGTGTCCATAATTGTAATTCATTTCCTGCAGATATTTCCATTTTTACATTGTATGAACCATCGGATTCTATTGTGTATGAAAAATTTGTAGTTCTACCGGCCATAAAATCATAATCACCATTTGTTTCTGCTAAAATTCCAATATAATCCTTTTTAGTTGTTTTATTTTTTTGTGAATAAATTTCAAAAAAGTCCTTTATAAAATTTGTGTGTGATTTTTTTGCAAATAAATATTTATCTATTGTTGTTTTACCAGACCATAAAGAACCTGCCCAAAGAGGTGTATTTGGTTTTCTAATATCACTATTATGGCCATATTCTAATACAACATTCATTCCAGGTCTTAAAAAGAAAAGTTCAAACATTTCCAATTGTTTTAATGTAAAAACTTTTATTTCTAAATTTGCCGTTTTTAAAGTATTGTTACCATTTAATGAATCTATTTCTAATGAAAGTATAATGGGAGGTGATACTCTTCTGTTTTTTTCACCTGGGACAACAATAGTATTACCATCTAAATCTCTACCTATTGTACTAAAACTTTTTTCATAGGTTCTATCACTATCATTTGTAGAATTTGATATAACACATCCTTTATATGCCGATGCTGGATAGTTTCCTGATGAATACATTTTAGCTATATCATCCGAATTATTAGGTTGATTTGTTACTATTGCAGGGGATGATAATATTACAAATGGTGATAATAAATTTAATTGTTCTTTATTATTTTTTCTGTAATCAAATTTGTTTTTTATCCAAGGTTTTAATTGGTCTAAAAATGGGAATTCCATAACTTATTTATTTATTTTTTCAAACTCATTTAATATCGCAGATAGATTTGATGGTATTCTCATTTGAGTACCTGGTTCAATATGCAAAGATGCTTGATTTAAATTATTTGCAATTGCAATTACCCACCATAAACTTATATCATTATAATATTTGTAAGATAATAAATCCAATCTATCACTTTCTTCGGATATTATATATAAATCATTATCCGTTGGTTTTATTCTTGGATAAATGACACTTCCTAAATATCTTTTTTTAGTGTCTTTTGAATTTAAATTATTTGCGTATTGATATCTATTTGGCATTTTTATTGTTTTGTTTCACCTATAACAAATGGTGTTGAAATTGGATAAGCTGAATTATATTCGTTACTATTTGTTATTCCATCAAAATCATATTTATATTTTGTTATTCCACCAGTTCCTTTTTCTATTTTATGATTTTCTATTATTTTCATACTAATAGATACATCTATAACTGATGGATATAAATGATTATCATTTTCCAATCCAACTATTTTTAACGCGGGATGTAATCCTTCTTGATTACCATTAACATCGGCATTTGGCCATATAGTATTATCATCTACTACAAAAGATATATTTTCTACAAAACCAAAAACATTTTTATACATATCACCAATTGATAAGTAAAATAAATTTGGAGAAAATGCATATTGATTATATATTGTACTATTTGCTTCGGTATAAGACATTGTTGAAACTTCTTCATATGGAAATGCCAATGATTTTAAATAATTTATTTTTTTAATCATTTTTTCTTTTTGTGTAACCGTATAATAGTATACTTTTAAATTAAATTTTAAGCTTCTTTCAACACCACCATATCTATATGTTTTAAATGGTGAACCAATATATTTAACATCACTCCACTCCGTTGTAACATCTTCACTTAATCCAGATATTGCACCTGCAAATGGAACTATTTCGTTATTACCATATTTTTTGAATGTAACCCATACTTGATTTACATCTCTATTTTCATTTATAGCTTTATTTAAACCACTTTCATTTGCAAATTTTTCCTCTTCTAATATATACTTATTTGCTCCTGACCAACCTGCTTTTTCTTTAAATGTTCTTAATTTTACTGATTTGCCTGCAAATAATCCTTTACGTTCTTCACCATCTATATCCAACTGATGAACTGTTTTATACTCACTATTCTTTATTTCTGCTCCTTTGGTTTTTCCGGCTTTATTTTTACCAAATCTTGGATGATAACTTTCATTTTTTGGAATTTTTAATGAACTGGCTAATTCTTTAATTGCACCTACACTTCCAAATTGTTTTATCCCACTAGCTACTATACCTTCGGTTGATTGACCACCTCCAAATATATTTAATAATTCATTAGAAGGATTTGGTGAAGTTTTTACAACATAAGCTCTTCCTGATTTTATGGAATCTCTAAGTAATGCTGCGGTTGGAGCCAATAGTGAAACCGGTTTTGCAAGTGGAGATAAACTACGAAAAATTGTATCGGATGGTCTATTTGCCGAACCACCACCATTATTTCCTGCTATTAATCCACCCACTAAATCTGCTATTGGATTTGGAGATGCTGCAAGTAATGCAATACCTCTTGGTGGATTAAGAATACCTTTACTCTCTATACGAATATTATCTTTACTGTATATTTCTTTGCTTCTTTGCTTAAAAAGGTCTTGTATTGTTTGCATTTATTAGAATCAATTTTATATAAATATCTTTTAATACAATTTATAGTATTATCCGGCTATTATTGATGATGCGTATCCAGTAACACCTGTTGTAGTTTGTACAGTACTACCCAATCCGTATTGATTATTTTTTACTTTTTGTAAAGCTTTATTTACTCTAGTACTATCCATAGTAATATTTTTACCTTGTAGTGTTGCATCAATTACATTACTTAATAATTCATTTGTAACTTCACCTTGTCTTAATAATTTCGTATATCCATTTGCTTCCGCTTGAAATATTTGTTGTAATACATTTTTCAAATTGAACGAATCATCTTTTGCCTGTTTAGTTCCTGCTGCAACTGCAACTGTTGTTTTTTCTAAATTAGTAGGTATAGTTGCATTCATTGTTGTATTAAGTGTTGAAACTGCAGTTGTCAAATTTGCAGTTTCTTTTGCCGTTCCTGCAGGGGCCGATATTGATACTGAACCTACCATATCTCTTAAATTTTTCATAAAAGCAGTATTTTCATTCATATATCGTGCACCTCCTGAAGCTTGAAATTGCTCAAATGTTTTTGGAAAAGACTTTTTTACTTTTGCTTCATACGCCAAATATTCCTCACTAGATGATTTGGAATACATTGTTATAAGTTTTTGGAACGAGGCTAATTTAATTTTTTGTGCACCAATTTCTTTATCTACTTTTTCTTTATAATCTTTTAATCCATACTGGTCTAATACAGATGTTGGGTCTTTGGCATCCATCATTTTTTTCATAACTTCGGCTAATTGGTCATCTTTAATATACCCAGCTTTTACCAATTTTTGGTAATCACCTATAATATTTTGTTGGTCTGCCCCCTTCATTGTCACACCACTTGCTGCAAATGCTCCTGACATTTGTTGTTTTAGGTTACCCGCTGCAAAGACACTTGTTGCTGCTTCAACCATAGCCTCAGCTGCAGCTAAATCCTTTATATTTTGTTTCTCATAGTATAATGACCACTTTGCTCTATATGCTGCTTCTAATTGAATTCCTGCCAGTCTTTGTTGCTGTTCAGCCATTAGCATTACTAATCTTTGTTTTTGTTCAAATTTTAACAATTCTAATCTCTGTGCTTGCTCTAATCCCAATTTTCTTCCTGCATTTGCAACTTCGGTTTTTAACATTTGGTCGGCTATTTGTTTGCCAGCTTCTGCATTTGCTGATAATTCACCACTCATGCTTCCTCCACTGCCTTGTAGTAGTGCCATCAATGCGGTTGTACTCATACCTGTTGCCTGTGCCAATGCCTGTCTTTGGAATGCATTCATTGCATTTATATCCATACCACCCAATGATGATTTTAATGCATTTGCAGCACCGACACTATCATTGGCCATTAATCTAGCTCTTACTTCTGAAAGATTTACATTACGGCCCAACATTGCCGATAAACTCATTTCAGATTTTATACTATCTTTATAATTTAACACCATTGAGTCAGTTGCTCCTAACATTTCTTTATATGAAACTGACATTTTACTAAGTATTCCAGCTTCCCTTACTAAATTGTTGTAATTCATATCAGCAAACTTTGCAATTTCTTCTGCAGCGTTTGATATTTCACCAAAAAGTGTAGACGCTATTAACCCATTTTTTTCTGCAAATACACCGAGTCCACCTATTAAATTAGATGCCATTTCACCGGATATTTTTGCACCAATTTTGAATAACTTTGTCATATTCAAAACATCATCAGTAGACCCTCCAAAATATTTAGAAAGGGCAGCTGCTTGTTCTGTTATTTTGGTCATTGATTTTGCACCATATCCGAACGCAGTTTGGAATTTTCCCATTGCCGTTGCAATCTCTTGAGAAGAACTACCCACTGCTTTAAGAGCTCTTTCTGATATTTTTTGATATTTCGTTATAAATCTAAGTCCCATTTGTTGTAATGCACTTCTTTTTTCATTCTCCGCATCCAAAGTTTGCATTGCTTGTTGTTGACCGAATACCAATGCATCTTTTTTCAATCCAATTTCATACTCAATTTGGTCTTTTACTAAACTTTGATTATATTGAAGCATTTCCATTGCACCTTGCTTCTCATAATTAAAAACATCTTGTTGTAATTGTTGTTTTAATTCCAAAGGTTTCTTATATAAAAATTCTGCGTCAATTTTTCTAAATGCTTCAGTACCTTCTAAAGATTTGGACATTTCGGCTATACCACCTGCTCCTAACATTTTATTACCGGACATCATTTTCATTGTAGATAATGCCTTTGCTGCACCACCACTATTCCAAAAATCATAAGCCATTTTTGCAAGGCCACCAAGTGCAGCTGCGGGGCCTGCGATTCTTAATAAATTACCACCCAAAGATGAAAGGCCTTTTGCACCTTTGTTTAATGCACCTTTACCAAACATTTTTTCACCAACCGAATTATGAAATTTTTTAACTACACTTTTTGGTAGAAAGGTTTCTGCTAAATCAGTAACTTTACCCAGTCCCAATTTGTTAAACATTTTTTTACTTCTGGATGCAGCTGCTGAATCTTTTTCTTCTTTATTTCCACCACCATTAGGTTTTCTACTATTATCTTCTAATACCTGAATCAACCTATTTATTGAGGACGCTAAATCATTTGATTCTCCTGGAACATAATTTGATATTCGTGAGTTTTTTACATTATTATTTTTTGGTCGTCTTTTGGCCATAGTGTTTATATTACTTTACATTATATAAATATCATTTTATCCGTTTTATCTCCTTATTGTTTTACTTGTTGGAGTGGATTTGTTAGGAGGTTTATTTACATTTTCTGCAATACCTCTCTCCGTTTCTTTTGATTCTATTAATTCGTTCCAATAAAATTCTCTTAAACGCACGGGCATATAATACACATCATGCCAAGTAAATCCACCATTGGAGTTGTATATTAAACTAAATATCTTTTTGTGTAAGAATTGTGAATAATTAGTCGGCAGGGTAAAAAAAGTCTACCCCAATTGGTACTTTTAACGCCTCCTTTTCGCCGGTAAAAGGTGATACATATTCAAATGTAAAATCTACATCCGGAGTTATTTCATTTATATATTTTCTAAGTGCTTTAGAATCTGCTGCCTGTAATTGATTCATAACAAAATTACTGATATGACCCAAATCTCTATTACCATCCACCTCTATAATAATTCTTCTATATCTAGATGTAATTTCATTTGGTTGTTTTGATATTTTTTCACTTGCTTCTGTATCTTTTTGAATTGCCATTTCGTCAGCATGTGTTAACAATTTAAATTTAATTGCAACTTTTGTTTTTGGAAGTAAAAAATCATATTCATTATTTCTATTTAATATTGATTCATCTACTTCTTTAATACTTAATTTAGAAATGTCAACTTTAACATTTACTGGTTCATTTTCAATAGGGTCGTTAATTACTACATCGTATTCAGGACCATATGCTAATACTCTACTTGCAACTAATATTGCGTTTTTATCACCAATTACTAAATCATCCATTTTAATATTATTATCTACAATTATAGATTCTAATAACTTATCCAAAACAATTCCTTTACGAATTAAGTTTGTAGAAGTTAAAATATCTTCTTCTTTTGCAGTCAATAATTTAATAGTAATTTCACCAGATGCTAACGGATGTGTTTCAGGATATACTAATCCTTTACTTGCTAAACTAATAACCTCCGTTGGAAATGGGTATGATTTTTTCTGTGTTTGTTGAGCGGGTGTTGATAACCCTCTTGTAACTTGTTGTTCTATGTTTTGTTCCATAATAAAATATAACTTTGTGTTTAATAATATATATACACTTTTTAAAAAAATAAAAGGGATACTTTGTGGGTATCCCTTTCGTTTATTATTTTTAGTCTAAATTAGAATTCTAAGATAGCGTAATCGTAAGTTAAAGTTAATTCAATTGCAACTGGGTCGTTTGAACTCCAATCTAAATCACCGAAATTAGCTTGAGTAATAAATGCACCTTTTAAAGTCCATTGTTCTACCTTATCACCTACCGGGCCTAAGATATAGAATGTAATGTCTTTTTTGTAGAATGCAGCGTATCCATCTCTACCTGTTAACGACTCATGTGATTGTCTAATCCACTCCATAACTTGTTGTGCACCTGATGGTACGATTGGGTCATAAAGTGTAATGTTTACATCATCCCATGTAGATTTTCCTTTAATCTTTCTTTTTACGTTAATGTGGTCTAATTCAACAACTTCCGATGTGAATGTAGGTCTACTTGCAGTTTTAATGATATACGATTCTATACCGTTAATTTCCATAATGAACCTATTACTTAACTTCGGTTCAAAGTTCTTATAGAAAATTTTATCAAACTCTAATATTTCTGGCATTTTACTTTATTTTTTTATTCTTTTATATAAATATCTATTTCTTAAATTATCCGTTAAATGCTGCACCAGTTGGTAAGATGTTGAAATCAATTTGAATGAATTCAGCGGTCTTAGTTGGTTGTAAGTAGATAGCACCTTTAAGGATGTTTCTATCAATTACATCTGGAGTATTATTTGAATCATCCATTACAACACGGAATGCGTACAAACCTTGTCTTTGTTGGATTGATTCTAAATAAGGGTTAGCAATATTTAAGAATCTATTTCTTGTCTCTGCGGTGTTTTGTTCAAATACTAAGTATCTTGAAGTAGATGCGATGTATTTTCTTACAGTTAATAATAATCTTCTTACATTAATTCTGTCTAATGCAGATGGTTTATCTTGTAATGTCTTTTGACCGAATACTACAATACCTTGTCCTGGGAATTGTACGATTGGGTTTACTTTGTTTTCGTATAAATCATCTTTTTCAGATTGTGTTAATCTATCTAATACACTAACTGCTCCAATCAATCCACCTCTATTCAATCCTGCTGGTGCGAACCATTCTGCTGCTACTCTATCGTTTGCTGCGAATACGCCAGGTAACAATACTGATGGTGGAACTGTGATAAGTTTGTTTGTGTTTACATCGATTGTTTTAATCCAAGGATAATAAACAGCCGCCATATTTGAATCTACTGCTTGTGCTTGTGTTATAGTTGCTGGTATCTTTGTATCTGCATTACCTGCATCTCCAATAAAGAATGCGTCGTTTCTTTGTTCAACCATATCTAAAATTGAAGTAAATACAGATGAGTGGTCTGCTCTATTAACGTGAGGTGCTACTACCATATTGATATCATATTCGTCAGCGTTAGATAAAGCTGCGATGTGTTTTCCGTATGCTAATTTACCTGCAGTTGTTGCTGGTTCAATATCTGATGCGTTTGTGTTTGGTGCAAATCCGTCAAAACCTTCTTGGAATGCTACTACAAATTGTCTTTTTGCAACATCTGCT